GTTTAATAACGCCGAGTGGTCTTCCTCGTTACCGAAGTACCATTTTTCCAACTCTTATTACATTATGACTACAATTCAAAAATTCATAGTATTCTTCTTTGTATCAATTATTGCCTTTTTGAATTTTGTAATCTTAGTAACAGTTTTTCAATTGTACGATATGCATCTTATGTGGTTTATTTTTATACCACGTGCACCAAAAATTATAATTAAATGTATTGGAAATATTTTCAAATTTTGGATTCTACTTTCTATTGGAATAGTAGATCTTCTATTTGGTTAGTGTTCCACATTTATTTATTCCGTAATTGTATATAATATAAAGACCGTAGATTTTAACTAGTATTGTCAGGGTGGCATTAGTCTTAGACCTTGTAAAAACACGAGTACGAGAAACATTAAAATCTTATAACCGGACCAAAAACAAAATAAAATATAAAATAGTTTGTTTGTAGGAATAAGTCTACAACAAAATAAAATTCGACTTTTTAATATATAGAATTGTCTTATTTGCAGTTGGAATAACGCCGAGTGTCCTTCCTCGTTACCGGAGAGACACCCTGGCCCCGGATGGGGCACCCCTATTTTCTCATTATGGTTACAAACAAAAATAATAACGATAATGAACAATTTAGTAACAAAGAAAATGAACAAGGAAAACCCTTGTCAAAAAACAAACAAAAATCTGCCATATGGCACCAAAAGCAAGCTGAGATAAAAGCTAAAAGAGAAATCGCTGAGAGACGAAGACTCATTTTAGCTAATTTTGAACGATTACGCACTTCTAGTGCTGAATCTGCATCTAGTACTCTTTCCGCGCGTTCCTCTTCAGAACCTAGAGCGGACGGAACTGAGAACTTTATAGGCCGCCATAAACCTAAGAAAAAAGATAAACGAAAGAATTCTAACAAAGCTCGAGCGCAAGCTGGAGTTAGTTCTTGTGATGATTCTGAAGTTTCCGACTCTGATGGTGAGGTAGTACCAACTGAACCTAGAGTGAACTTTTCTAAAATAAAAGGATTTATGGGTGGAATTGATCTACCCTCTATTCTTTTCGGATCTGGACTTCCAATTAAGATAGAAGATAAAACTTTATCTACCATGGTCCAAATTGCGAAAACTCTTAGAGAAGCTGCACCTACCAATGATGAGAGAAGTTCTCTCGTCAATTCTGTAAATAAACTTGTATCTACTGTAGATCAAATTAAAGACAAATCTATCCGAGACAATATTAAGTCAGTCACTGACGATATCATTAACTCTGCTCAGACTTCTATGAAGGATGTTTGTAAGGATATGTTTTTATTGACGTTGCTTGCTGGATCCTCAGTACATTTTGCCAGAACTCGAGACGTTAAGTCCGGGTGCATTTTAGTAGCTGCCGGAGCATTAGTTTATTTTTATTCAGATGCTGCTAAGAACTCAAATTTCTTACAATCCCTAGAGACGTGGTGTTCCAAAGTTAATTTTAATAATGAAGCTACTGCTGAAATAGGGGTTGAGGACATTAATCACTGTTCGACTGGAGTCACTTTATTAGTTAATTCTTATGTAGCTTATGTTACTGGAAAAGATGTTCCTTTTGAAATGCTTAAAAATTTGAGCACTTTTGATAGAACTAAGAAATCATTATCTGAAATTATGCAATTCTTTTATGGATTTTTTGAAAAAGTTGTTAACTGGATTAGAAGAGAGTTCATGGACTTACCCTCCATGCGATTCCTTTCTGCCAATGACGCTCTAATAGATAAATATTTTGAAGAAACTGCTAGAATTTATGAATTACAGAGAGATGGAAAGTTTTTTAATAATGAATATTCCTATGGTAAGGTTTACGAATTGGTTAAGACCGGTAGAAGACTTTATATGGATTTACCCAAGGATCAGTGTACTATAGGTGCTAGACAATTACTTCGTGATGATCTTCAGAGAATGGAGAAACTCAAGAAGGAATTTGAAGATTCACATATAGACTTGAAAGGTTTTAGAATGGAAACCGTTGGAGTTATGCTCCGCGGTGGACCTAGAACTGGAAAATCTATTGTGATGAATCATATTTGTCATGCATTTTTAGCTAGTATTCTTGATGATGATAAATATAAGGAATTTCAAGCAAATCCTTCTGATTTTGTATATAATCGTTTTGCAGAAACCGTATATTGGGACAAGTATAGTCTCAACAGTATGGTTTGTATGTTTGATGATTTTGGTCAAGCCAGGGATGTTCAAGGAACACCTGATAATGAAATTATGAATTTTATTAGAGCTGTTAATTGTTTTAGATACGACTTGCATATGGCCCATTTGGATGAGAAAGGTTTAACCGCCTTTAATTCAAAGTTAGCCATTGCGACTACTAATCTTTTCAACTGGCAACTTATTGAAAGTATTTGTGATACAAATGCTCTCCAAGGCAGAATAGCACTTGATGTTGTTGTATGCCCACGGAGAGAATTTTGCACACTTGATACTCTTTTTAAAGAACCTAGATCTAAGAAATTTGATAAGAAGTATTTACCAGAAGATTCTGTTCAAGAGATATATACGTATTCTAATCCTGGAGGCAAAGTCGTTTCAAATGCAATTCACCCCGATATGCAAGAGTTCCATGTTTTGGACTCTGATCATTGTTATACCGGTGAAATTCTCGATTTTAAGGGGATGGTTACCCGTATTGTTGAATTGTATAAGAGAAATATGGCCTGGTATTTAAACCAGAAGTTGGCTATCAAGAAAACTGAAGCCATGTTTAGACAAGTTACCCCCAATGAGTTTGGATATATTCAAATGGAGGAAGCAGAAGTACAGTCAGGAGCTTATGAAGATAAGATACCTGATATACTAGCTTCATATTTTGATACCCAGGAGACGTCTTCTGATAGCACTCTGGAAAATGAGAATTTCACTTCTTTAGAGGATTCAGTGCGTAATTTTCCGGAAGAAATTCGGATGGCAACCTTAATGGAGGCTGAACGTATTAAAACTCTTCCTGTGGACGTTAGAGATTCAAAAATTCGCTTCGTAAGGAATTTGGCGCGAGCCATATATTTTAATGAGGCTGGATTTTTGGACAGAATTAATGTCTGGACTCTTTTTGCCCATCACTTACATGAACTTAAGGCACCTTTTGCTCAAGCCTATTTTGGCAATGTAGTTGAAAAGAGGGCTTTTGTTAATAGATGTGAAGTTATGAATCCTTTACTAATACCCTTTATACTTCCAGAGGAAGTTTTACCTGAAATAGAACATTCTCGTTCTAATTTAGAGAAATTTCGATCTAAAGTTAAAGAGTTGTGGATAGCTTTTAAAGAACATCCCATTGTTGAGATGCTCTTGAATGGACTTAAGAAACTCAAGCCGCTTATTATAGGAGTTACTGTTGTCGTTGCTGCTATAGGAGTTACTTCTTTTACTGCCTTCCTCTCTATTAGTTATATCAAAACCTTTATTAAATTCATATTTCCTACGTTTGATGGTTTCTCCCAGTCTGGGGATTATCTCGAAAATCAGAAGAATGGAAAGAAACAGGTTAGAACCCCTGCTCAAATTAGAGCTGCTAATAGAGTTGGTAAAGCTCAAGTGGGTGGTGATGACTCAAATGGTAGGCAACTAATTAAGAAAATGGTTAAAACAAATCTTTATTCTATGAAGGTTCAACTTGGACCTGAGAGATGGTCAGATTTTGGATCCATTTTCTTTATTGGAGATACCGTTGCTGTGGTTCCGCATCATTTTAGTGTTCTTTTACAATCCCATATTGATAAAGATGTAACAATAAGAAATTATAAGATACAGATCACAGGTTTTGGCACTGATGGCAAAGCTAATGTGGGTACTTGTACTATTGGATATTTCGTTGATCATATATTTGGAGAGAACTTGGCACCTTATGATTTAAGTTTATGTATATTTAGCAGACATACGATTCAACCTCGGATGAATCGTATGGATTGTATTGCTACAGTTGCTGATATTCAGAAAGTAATGACTAGAAAACTCAATTTCATATTGCCTCGTCTTGATGAAAGCAGTATGATTGAATATCGAGAAGGAAATGCTAATGTTTTTGATCACGAATGGCTAGTTAATTTACCCACTGGAGATAATCTTACGGTTAGAGCCGGATTTCATTATCAAGGATTTACTCAAGCAGGAGATTGTGGAGCACCATTTTGTATTCTAAATTCTTCAATTCAGAAACGGAAAATTTATGGATTCCACACTTCTGGTAAACCAGATGGAACTTCCTTTGCGTCTTTATGTACACGTGAAATGTTGGAAGACGCTTTAAATGAAAGAGTATTTCCGAATGGTTTTGTCTTTGGACTTGCTTCACCTGAAGTTTTAGATAAGCCTATTAATGAGGTTACTATAGCTGATGGTGTTATGGAACCAACCGATCCTAGATATGAGAAAGAGACTAAGACTGTCAAAGAATTGATGGTTAATGTTGAAAATCTTGATGATATTGTCACTGAAGCGCAAGGTATTACTGATATAGCTTTTGAACAATTTAATGTATTTGGTAAGGCTGAAAAAGGACCTGCCATGTGTACTAATTCAAAAATTGTTAGATCACGTCTTTTCAATACTTATACCGAAACTGATTTAAGACCAGCTATGTTACGAATAAGAGAAGATATAAATCCTATGGTGCAGGCACTTTCTAAGTACTGCAAAAATCATACTTATATTGACCCTACTATTTTTAATAAGGCTGCTATGAATTGGATTGAAGGTTATATTGATGTTAGACACACCCAAATTAAAGCTAAGATTCTTACTGTATGGGAAGCCGTCTATGGAATAGAAGGAAGCCCTTATTTTAAGGGTATACCTAAACATACCAGTTCGGGTTACCCCATGAATATTAGTGGTGTAGAGGACCTTAAGAAAGGCCTTTTCCCTGCCCCCAAAAGTCAGGATAGGAAAGATGATCCTGATCATAAGTTTTGGACTTTACATGATTTGGTTATGATTGACATTGATAAGATGAAACAAGGAATACGACCTGTTTATATGTTTACCGACTTCTTGAAGGATGAGTTGCGTCCTAAGGAGAAGGCTGCTGCAGGCAAAACCCGACTTATATCTGGTTCACCATTGGTTTATACCATAATTAACCGGATGTATTGTCAAGCTTTTGAGGTTGAACTCACCACGAACAAGATTTTTAATAATATTTGTGTGGGTATAAATCCGTATTCTAGTGACTGGCACACTTTGATTCAGCAATTAAGTAAGTACCATCATAGTGCTGAAGAAGCCGAAGTTGGTGATGGAGATTTTACTGGATTTGATGGTGGTCAATTAGCCGCCTTTCAATTAGCAGTACTTTTCATTTACCAATGGTGGTATACTTGTGGAAGATTTTATGATTCAGCTTTTGCTGAACAGTGCAAGATTAGAGCTATCATTTGGATGGAAGTTACTAATCCTAGACACATCAACAATGCTGTAATCTATGAATGGATCGGAGCTTTATCTAGTGGACATGGTAGTACCGTTTTCATAAATAGTCTTATCAATTGCCTACTTTTTAGGGCCTGTTGGATGATGATTATGGGTTATACTCTTAATTTTAATATTTATGTCTTCTTGGCTACCTATGGCGATGATGTTTTATTCACCGTGCATGGAGAGTTCAGAGGTAAATTTAATAATATTACTGTTAGTGAAGCTATGTCATGGTTTGGTATGGTCTATACTACTGGTGATAAATCTAAAGCAACTCTACCATTCAGGAGGATAACTGAGGTAGAATTTCTCAAAAGGGGATTCTATTTCCATCCCCTTTGTTATGAGTGGGTTGCACCATTGAGATTAGATGTTGTATTGAATATACCAATGTGGACTAAAAAATGCTCTTTCAAGAACCAGATAGTTGCTGATAACGTTGTTGTTGCAATTAGAGAGTTAGCATTACATCCATCCACTGTATTTAATGAATGGAGACCCAAGATATGTGACGCCTATATGAAAATGTACCCTGAATTTGATATTCATTCTATGTTTATACAAGCTCAAATTGATATCTGGCACATCATTAGAGATGATTTTAGAATTATTGATGCCCCAGATGAAGTAGACCTTACTGAGGACTCTCATTATGAGGTCCTTGATTGGGTCAAAGGTAAAGACCTTTATAGATAGAGGTCTTAAGTCCTGGAAGGACATTAAACTTAACCCGTCAGGAAACTTCTTTTCCTGTTTTTCCGTGTTTTACGTTAAAAATATGGAGTCAGTGGAACTTACTCGCCTCGAAGATGTGATCCGTAAATCTCTTTCATTCTAGTATAAAATGGAGATTCTATCAGGCTATCATTCGTGAAACGGTTGTGTTTTTACGCATAGATCAGTAAGGCGCCGTGCTGGCAGCCCCAGCGAAGACTAACGAAACTAGATATATCCTAAAGGGCCTGGGTGGACCGAATGGACGAATATAACCACCTGCTGAAAATAATACAAATGCACAGGGACCTGTTGCCCCTATTGCAAATAATAACAACTACCCTGTGGCAGTTACCGCTGGTGAGGATACTCACACTGCATCTGCCACAACCGGTTTCACAACCGATGCTAACATCGCAAATGTAGCACCACAAGCACCTGTAGGAGTTGACCGGCTTTTTCTTGCATCGAGTTCGGACAATTACGAACAGGATATCAAGACCTTCTTGGCCAAACCGGTTGCAATCAAATCTGGAACCATATCGACAGCCGATGTTGTTGGTACTCCTTTGTATGCTGCTAATTTACCTCATGATGGTCTCTCTGCTAGTAATATCTTCTTAAAGAAAATTGAAGGTTTTATGGGTTTTAGAGCTACTACTAAGATTAAATGGCAAATAAACGGTAATAGATTCCAGCAAGGAAGATATTTTATCAATTATGTACCTACTGGAGGAGCTGCGTATACCGCAGCCCGTACCGGTTATGCTGTAGATGCTCACAACTCTACTCTTACATCTAGAACTCAAACTTTTCATGTTGAAATGGACATTAATTGTGATACTGAAGCTATGATGACGATACCCTATGTGTCTAATCTAAATTTTGTTCCCTTTTCCGCCTTGACCAGTGGAACCTACTGGGGACAGCTTGGTAGATTGGCTTTGTGGCCTTATTCTCCTTTGGTCTCCCCAGCTGGAAGTACTAATTGTACTTATACCATATGGATTTGGTTTGAAGATGTTGAGCTTATTGGACCCGCTGCACCACAATCTAAGGCTTTGAAGTTTGAGAGTGCTGTATCTAGAGGCAGAAATGCTACGGAATCTGAGCAAGCTCAAGTTAATGGAGGACCTATTTCTTCATCCCTTGTGAGGATTTCGAAGGCTGCTAACGCTTTGAATTTTGTTCCTATGATTAGTGATTATACTTCTAAGATTTCTTGGTTTAGCGAAAAATTGGCTGGAGCTGCTGCGTCTTTTGGTTGGTCTCGTCCAATTAATTTGCAAGGCGCCCAAAGAATTACCAGAGAGGTAATGCCTTATTTTTCTAATATTGATGCCCCTGATCAATCTATACCTTTAAGTCTGTCTTATAGGAACCAAGTCGGAGCTATGCCTGGATTTAGCGGGACCGACGTAGATGAAATGGACTTTTCATTTTTCAAAACGATACCTGCATGGGATAGCAATGTTAGCTGGACTACTGCTATGGCTCAAGGAACTAGTCTTGGAGATGAAGCGGTTTCACCAGTTCTTAGTGTAAATTCTAGAGTTGTTGGAGCTACCAATGTTTATGATTTTAAACCATATGAGTTTTTGGGTGCTATTTTTAGTCTGTGGAGAGGAAGTTTAGTTTTCACATTTAAATTTGTAAAGACTGAATTTCACTCTGGGAGACTTGCTTTCTGTTTCTTCCCCCAGGAAGGATACGATAATCCTAACGCGCCTGTTCCCTCTTATGCGAATTCTAATTATGTTCATAGAGAAATTGTAGATATTAGGTTATGTAATGAAGTTACATTTACTATACCATTCATTTCCTCCTCACCATGGAGACCTACTGACAACACAAGTTATGCTAGTCAGACCGGATATTTATCAGTGTATGTAGTTGACCAACTGGTTGCTCCATCTGGAGTATCTACAACAGTTACTATTCTTAAAGAAATTTCTGCTGGACCAGATTATGAAGTAGCACTGCCTAAATCAATAAATTATATGCCTATAACTGGAATAGCGCCTCAGTCGGGTCGTTTAGAGTTTGATACTCCGAAACCCCAGGCTGATAATTGTGAGCTTATTTCTGGAACGATAGGAGCTGCGTCACCAACGGATGTGTGTGGAATCAATGAATTGGCGTGTATTGGCGAGAGTGTTTCCTCTTTTAGACAGTTACTTAAGATGACTAGTGTCATGCCTTGGACTGGATCGTTACCTGGAGCAGCTCTTTATTGTGTTGTAATGCCCTTTGCTTATGGGAACTATTATTATAATGGTTCTGTTATGCAACCTACCCTTCTTGGAACCGACTTATATGGAACATTATGTTCCTTTTATTGCTTTTCCAGAGGTGGTGTGAGAATAAAGTTTCTTAATCAGAGAGCAGCAATGTCAGATATGCCTCCTTTTTCCTATCTTAGTATAGGAGCTTCAGGAACCAGTTTTGCCTGGCCTTACGTAGGATCATTAGCTAATACTGATGCTGCACTGTCAACAACCAAAGTTACTCAACAGAGAACACCCACTGCCTTTCATAATGTGAAAGGGAATGGAGCTGCTGAGGTTCAGGTGCCACAGTACCACAAGTGGCACTCCCGGATAAATTCAGAACACATGGTTAGTTTCCTTACTTCATATAGCTCGCCTCATGCAACCCCAATTGCTGTTAATCATTTTTATAATGCTAATAACGGCACCCCTGTAGGTGGTCAGTCAACTATATGTAGAGCTGGAGCTGACGATGTTAATTTTGGGACATTTATTAGTATTCCACCACTTATGATTCAGACTACTACACAAGATGCTTAGTTGGTTGAAACCCCGGAACCCATGTGATTCTTTCTTCATGGAGTTCCTAATAGTAGAGAAAGAAAGTGTTCTTCGCACTTGATAGAAGCGCAGCTTTAGAGATTTGGAGTTTACTCTTTAGTTATTGATAAATGACCCCTCCTGTAATAGGGTCACTATCGACAGTCTTGTTAGAGACTGCACCTAGTTCAAATATACGATTTCCCGTGTGGAGACACGTCACTTTTTGTGCTGTACAAATGATGTTGAAATGAAAATTCAATTGAACTAGGTGCAGCACAAGATAGTGTCGATATAACTCACCACACTGCACTTAAATGTGCAGGGTATCACGGCGACAGTGAATACCAACCTGCGTGGGCAGGATTCATTTGAGATCTACCAAGATCAAGAAATGTGAACGTCGTTGGGCATAGACCCAGAGGTGTGTGTGGCTTATTCTTAATAGTTAAGCCATGCCAACCTTTTCTTAACGCAAAA